CGATTGTCCTAATTTTAATCAAGACCTTAGTTCTTGGGATGTTAGTAATGTAACTAATTTAAAATCATTGTTTGAGGGTTGTTCTTCGTTTAACCAAGATATAAGTTCTTGGAATGTTAGCAATGTTACAAGTTTTAATAGTTTATTTAGAAATTGTACAGTATTTAATCAAAATATAGGTTCTTGGAATACAAGTTCTGCAACCGATATGTCTAGTATGTTTGCAGGTGCTGATACTTTTAATCAAAGTATAGATAATTGGGATGTAAGTAATGTTACTACTATGAACAAAATGTTTAATGATGCTAATGCTTATAACCAAGATATGAGTTCTTGGGATTTTGAAGGATTAACTGCTTCAAACGCTTTATTTAGATTTATTAAAGGGTCATCAATGAATACAGCTAATTACAGTGCTTTACTTATTAGATGGGCAGCGCAAGATGTTGTAAATAGCTTATCAGTAGATAGTGGCGCAATACAATATTCATCGTCAGCAGCATCAGCTAGAGCAAGTTTGATAACTGATGATAGTTGGACAATAACTGATGGAGGACAAGCGTAATATATAGATATGGCAGATATAATAAAATACCCAACACAAGATACATACTATATAGTATGGAGTGATGATAGAAAAGACATTACAGGTTATGGTATAGTAACTTCTGAGCAAGTTTTATCATCAAGAAGTCAAGTAGATACTTATTTAGATAAAGATGCTTTTATAACTATATTATCTAATAATGGCATAACGTACGAAGACTAAGTTACTTCGTTTTATATAAACTTTAAAATTAAATTAAATTATGGCAAAAAGAAAAACGCCGAAGATGACTAATCTTCGACCAAAAAAAATTACTGACGAACAGTTAAATAAAATGCAGTCGTTAGTAAAAAACATAAACGCATCTCAAAATGAGTTAGGCGTTATGGAGACAAGAAAGCATAACTTACTTCACCAAGTATTCGAGCTACAAGGTTATTTAACTGATATGCAACAAGAGTTTCAAAAACAATATGGAACTACTGATGTTAATATTGCCGACGGCACTATATCTTACGACAATGGCAAAGCTAATTCGTAAAATAACTATAGGTAAAGACTACAAAATTGACGCCATGCACTATTCTGTTAATCAGGAAGTGTATGGTGGTCATACTATTTGTGGTATTATTGAAGAGGAAGAAAAGTATTCTATATACATTAAGAAAGGCAACGATGTTTTACCTTGGAAAGACTTCAATAAGAACATGGCTATATCTGTAGAATACAACTTAGAATACTAATGAAATCGTTAAACAACTATATAATAAAACCTAAAGGCGAGAGGTATAACAACTCTATAGACGTTGATGGTAAAAGTTTAATAATAAACACAGAAGTGTTTAATCATCAGTATGTAAATAGAGAAGCTGAAATACTAGCTCTACCTGCTAACGGAAACTCTAAGCTTAAAGTAGGTGATACAATAGTTGTTCATCACAATGTATTTAGAAGATGGCATGACGTCAAAGGTAGAGAACGTAACAGCAAAGCTTACTATAAAGACGATATGTACTTTGTTAGTGAAGATCAAATATTTGCTTATAAAAGAGTAAACAAGTCTAGCAGGTTTAAACAGTCTGAATGGAAAGCTATGGAAGGTTTTTGTTTTGTTAAACCTATAAAAAATAGAGATAAGTTTAGCGATGATAAAGAACAGAGTTGCGTCGGTATAGTCAAGCATAACGATGGGTACTTTAAAAAAGGTGAGTTAGTTGGCTTTACACCATTTTCAACTTATGAGTTTGTTATCGATGGCGAGAGGCTGTATAGAGTTATGAATAAATTTATTACAATAAAATATGAATATCAAGGAGACGAAGAAGAGTATAATCCAAGCTGGACATAAAGCAGTTGAAGAACTCATCAAAGTGGCTAAAGAGGCTATCGTTGATAGTGGCGATGATATTACTGCTGACAGACTTAAAAACGCCGCTGCGACGAAGAAACTCGCTATATTTGATGCATTTGAAATACTTAACAGAATACAAGAGGAAGAGGCGATACTCGATGGAAAGGAATCTGAAACTAAAAAAGAAAGAGTATTTAAAGGCTTTGCTGAAGGTAGATCAAAATAATGTACGAACAGACTCTATATAAAATAATAGAGCCTATAAGGCTTAACACTATAAAAAGACTTAATAAGTCTAAAAAGTGGAAGTATGGCTATAACAAAGAAAACGATGTTGTCGTTATATCTAAGACTGGTCAAATAGGTGAAGTATATGATATACAAGGTTTGAAAATAGCTTTACCACCTGAGCCTAAAAATGTGTATAAGCACGACAAAAACAAATGGGTTGCGTTCGATCAACCTAAAGAACTTAGCAAGCTAAAAACTATATTCGACTGGAAGAATTATCCAGAAGAACAAAAAGACCAATGGTACGATTATATAGACGAAGAGTTTAAGCGTCGAGACGAAGGCTTTTGGTTTATGAACAACGGTAAACCTACGTATATAGTTGGCACTCACTATATGTATTTGCAATGGACAAAGATAGATGTTGGTAGGCCTGACTTTCGTGAAGCTAATAGATTATTCTTTATATTCTGGGAAGCTTGCAAAGCAGATGTTAGAAGTTATGGTATGTGTTACCTTAAAAACAGACGTTCTGGTTTTTCATTTATGAGCTCAGCTGAAACAGTAAATCAAGCTACAATATCTAGTGATAGTAGGTTTGGTATATTATCAAAGTCTGGTGCTGATGCAAAGAAAATGTTCACCGATAAAGTTGTGCCTATATCTATTAACTACCCTTTCTTTTTTAAACCTGTACAAGACGGTATGGATAGACCAAAGTCTGAGCTTGCATATCGTGTACCTGCTAGTAAATTTACACGTAAAAAAATAACATCTAACGAGCAGCTAGAAGAAATAAAAGGTCTAGATACTACTATTGACTGGAAAAACACTGGAGATAACAGCTATGATGGTGAAAAGCTTAGTTTGCTAGTGCACGATGAAAGTGGTAAGTGGGAAAGGCCTGACAATATACTTAATAACTGGCGAGTTACAAAAACTTGTTTACGTCTTGGTAGTAGAGTAATAGGTAAGTGTATGATGGGCTCGACTAGTAACGCTCTTGATAAAGGCGGTGAAAACTTCAAAAAATTGTATAACGACAGCGATGTCACAAAACGTAATAAAAATGGTCAAACAAAATCTGGTTTATATTCTTTGTTTATCCCAATGGAATGGAACTTTGAAGGATTTATTGATGAGTTTGGACAGCCGGTATTTAATACTCCAGGAAGAGACGTTTATGGACCAGACGGTGAATTAATCGATATAGGTGTTGTAGACCACTGGGAAAACGAAGTAGACGGTTTAAAAGACGATCAAGATGCTTTGAACGAATTTTACCGTCAGTTTCCTAGAACTACAGAGCACGCGTTTAGAGATGAGACTAAAAATAGTCTATTTAACTTAACTAAAATATACGAGCAAATAGATTATAACGAAGGCACTAGAAACTCTTCTGTTGTTACTACAGGTAGTTTTCAATGGATTAATGGTGTTAAAGATACTAAGGTGGTTTTTAATCCAGATCCAAACGGTAGATTTAAAGTAAGCTGGGTTCCAGATAGAAATCTACAAAATAGAGTGATACTTAAAAATGGAATTAAATACCCGGGAAACGAACATGTTGGAGCTTTTGGTTGCGATAGCTATGATATTAGTGGCACAGTTGATGGTAGAGGATCCAACGGATCTCTTCATGGACTGACTAAGTTTAGTATGGAATCAGCTCCTGCTAACACTTTTTTCCTAGAGTATATTGCTAGACCACAAACCGCTGAAATGTTTTTTGAAGACGTATTAATGGCATGCGTATTTTATGGTATGCCGCTACTCGCAGAGAACAACAAACCAAGATTACTATATCACTTTAAGCGAAGAGGCTATAGAGGTTTTAGTATGAACAGACCGGATAAAGTTTGGAATAAGCTTAGTGTTGCTGAAAAGGAAATAGGTGGTATGCCAAACTCTAGTGAAGATATAAAGCAAGCTCACGCGGCTGCAATCGAAATGTATATCAACGATCACGTTGGACATTTAGGTGACGGAGAGTATGGAACGACGTACTTCAACGAAACACTTAACGATTGGGCTAAGTTTGATATAAATAAAAGAACGAAACACGATGCATCTATAAGCTCGGGATTAGCTATTATGGCATGCAATAGAAACTTATACGCTCCTTCACAGAGCACTAGAAGAAAAAAGGTGAACATAAGCATAGCTAGATATACTAATGATGGTTTTGCTTCTAAAATAATAAAAAGATAATATGGCTAATTCAGTTCCAAAAAGATATTTTCCCAGTCAAGTTGTTAGCGACTTAGAGAAAGTTAGTTACGACTACGGCTTAAAAGTAGCTAAAGCTATTGAAAATGAATGGTACTCTGATAATCATGGTAAACTAGGGTCTAGCTATAGCATGCACTCCGCTAACCAAAAGAACTTCCACAACTTAAGACTATATGCTAGAGGTGAGCAGTCTGTTCAGAAATACAAAGATGAACTTTCTATTAACGGTGATTTATCTTATTTAAACCTAGACTGGAAGCCTGTACCTATTATCCCTAAATTCGTTGACATTGTAGTTAACGGTATGGCTGAAAGAACTTACGATATAAAAGCTTACTCACAAGATCCATACGGTGTTCAAAAAAGAACAG